TAGTTAGTATGTGTGTATTAGATATTGAAAAGTACGATGCTATGGTTGAATTATTAGTTCCTTCTGTTCATGATGCTAGCACCATTTTTACACAAGCTGCTGCTATTAATTATATTGCATTATTAACCAAGGGTAAAACACCTGCTTATGCTATGGAAGTTTTGGCTGATTATTTATTACCACATGTAGGGGAAATGAATTTTAAACAAAAGGCTTATTATTTGGGTCATATCGTTTTTAAATTATTAAATGTTTATACTGGGATTGAAGAGCCAACTGACCGTGATAATTTTAAATATAAACGTATTGAACTAGTTGGCTCTTTAATGTATGATTTATTCCGTGAATATTATACTATCCAACAACGTCAAATACAAAAATCTTTTGAAGAAATTGTAAGATATAATAGAGGTATTTATGAAAATAATTTAATTGGTCTTATTCAAGACAAACAAAAAGAAGTTTTTCAACAACGTTCTCTAGAAGCTGGATTCAAAAAGGCATTTAAAGGAAATTGGGGTTCTATGACGCATACCAAACGTATTGGTATTGTTCAAGATTTAAATCGTTTGTCTTTCAATTCTATGTTAAGTCATTTACGTAAAACCAATTTACCATTGGATGCGAGTGTAAAAGTGGTTGGACCTCGTGTATTACATAGTTCACAATGGGGGTTCCTTGACCCTCTTGATACTCCTGATGGCGGTAATATTGGATTGCATAAACATCTTGCTTTATCGACTTATATTACTCAATCCTATTCCAGAGATAAATTAATTGATTGGTTACGATTGAATATTAATATGAAATTATTGGAAGATTGTACTCCACTTTATGTTTCCAAATTAACAAAATTATTTGTTAATGGATATTGGGCTGGTTGTATTGATGACCCAATTGAATCAGTGGAAAAAATGAAGTTATTCCGTAGAAATGCATTAATACCTATTTATACCAGTATTACATTCAACATTAAAGATAATTCTATTTATATTTATACTGATGGCGGTCGCCTTTGTAGACCTATTTTTTATAAAGATAATTATACACAACAAATGTCTTATGAAAATGTTATGAATAAATTAACTGATAAAGATTTTACATGGAATGATTTAATTACTGGTTTTAATAAAAAGATGGATACTACATTCAACCCTGATAATAATCTATTGTATGAATTTAATGAACTTTATAATGTAAATAATGAAACTAACCCAGCAAGATTGAAGAGCTATTTACAAAATAAGGCTATTTTAGATTATATTGACCCAAGTGAATCAGAAGATCTTTTAATTGCTATGAATGAAACCCAATTAACTGATACTTCCAACCATACACATATGGAAATTCACGAATCTTTAATATTAGGTGTAATGGGTAATTTAATTATTTTTCCTGAAAATAATCCAGGCACACGTAATTCTTTTTCATGTGTTCAAAGTAGACAAGCTTGTTCTATGTTTCATACTAATCATCAAGTACGAATGGATAAAACATCTGTTGTATTGGATTATGGACAAACGCCCTTGGTTAAATCTCGTTATATGCAATACATCAATAATAATGAAAATGCTTACGGTGAAAACGTCATTGTTGCTGTGATGTGTTATACTGGTTATAATGTAGAAGATGCTTTGTTAGTAAACGAAGCATCATTGCAACGCGGTTTATTCAGTACTACTTATTATAGCACATATGAGACTCATGAAGAAAAAAGTTCTTCTGGTAATGATACCATTGAAACATTATTAACCAATATTGAAGATAATATAAATGTTATGAATACAAAACCTGGATATTCTTATAATAAATTAGATAATCATGGTATTATTCAAGAAAATACACCTGTAGATGATAAAACTGTATTAATTGGGTTAACTTCAAGTACTAGTAATAACCCTGATACAAAATTTGATGTATCTAAAGTACCTAAAAAAGGTCAATTAGGGGTTGTAGATAAAACATTTATAACAGACGGGGATGAAGGTGTTCGTATTGCGAAAGTACGTATTCGTGAAAGACGTCAACCTTGTATTGGTGATAAAATGGGTTCTCGTGCAGGACAAAAAGGCACTGTCGGACTAATTATTCCAGAAGTAAATATGCCTTATACAAAAGATGGGGTTCATCCTGATATTATTATTAATCCTCATGCAATCCCATCCCGTATGACTATCGGACAATTTGTAGAAACATTAACCGGTAAAGCGAGCGCCATATATGGTTCTTTTGGCGATTGTACTGCTTTTAATAATAAAGGTTCTAAAATTGGGGTATTTGGTAAATTGTTATCTCAATCCGGTTATCATTCTAGTGGTAATGAAATAATGTATAATGGTATGACCGGTGAACAACTAGATGCTGAAATATTCATGGGTCCAAATTACTATATGCGTTTAAAACAAATGGTAAAAGATAAAATTAATTCTCGTTCCCTTGGCCCCAGAACTGCTCTTACAAAACAACCTGTTAGTGGTAGAGCGAATGATGGTGGTTTACGTATTGGTGAAATGGAACGTGATTCAATTATTTCTCATGGAACTTCTGAATTCTTACGCGAATCAATGATGGAGCGTTCTGATAATTATCATATGGCTGTTTGTAATAAAACTGGTATGTTAGCTATATATAATCCATCTAAGAACATTTTTATGAGTCCTATGGCGGATGGTCCTCTCCAATATGTAGGTGATATTGAAAATAACGATATGAGAGTGAATAAAGTTACCAAGTATGGTCGTGATTTTAGTGTTGTTAATGTTCCTTATTCTTTGAAATTATTAATACAAGAATTACAAACTATGAATATTCAAATGCGTATTATTACAGAAGACAATATTGACCAAATTGAAAACATGTCCTTTTCTAAAAATATCAATAAATTATTAATGAATGAGAAATATGAATTAAATGCGAAAACAATGAGATATATGAATCAAGAATATAAAGCCAATTTTCAACAAAATGACCAAAATAATGAATTATTACAAACCCCTGAGACAGACAACGAAACATCTAACGAAGTTTCGCCTGATTCACTCGAATATAACCCTAATTCACCCTATGATAATACACCTGATGGAGACAGTCCACCATTCGCGCCAGACAGTCCACCATTCGCACCAGACAGTCCACCATTCGCGCCAGACAGTCCACCATTCGCACCTGCAGGTGGAAGTATGACCAAAGAAACTTATCAAGTAGGAGATACTGTTCATTATAGAGGTGATAAATTACCCAATCGTTTATGGAACATTTCCAATATCGGAGATCAATTTATGACTATTAAAACTGATACTATGGATGGATTATCACGAGACCAAAGTATTAAAGTTGTTACTGATATTGATATTTATAAAACAGATAATTACCATTTTGATAGTAATTTACAATACGATAATTCGCTTCAAATAAAAGATACTATGCAAGAACATGTTTCTCAAAATAAAGGAATCAAACCTATTGAAAATGACCAAACTAATCCCACTATTCATTTTGCACCAGTTATTATAAATGGCGGCGATGCGAGTCAAATACCTTCTGCTTCTTCGTCTTCTATTGCTAAAAATATAATACCCGATGTTGTTCCTGAAGATAATATACAAATGAAATCCGATATTGCAGAAACCCAACATGAAGATACAAAATCATCATCATCAAATGATAATATATTTACCAATAATTTCTTGATTAAAAAGCTAATGCAATAAATATAAAAAATTGAATAGATTTAAAAATATATATATAAAATATTATATATATATACGGTAAAATGAGTAAAAATAGCAACTTAATCTTAAGCCTTTATAAATCTCGAAATACAATTATCGAATTGTTAGAATATCAAGGTTATAATATTGATAATCATATGACCTTTAGTATTAATGAAATTGATGCTATGTATAAAAATAAACAATTAGACTTTTTAGTAACCCATCAAAATAACAATACAAAAACATATATTAAATACTTTTTGGACTCTAAGCAAATTAAACCCAATGTTTTAGATGAATTTATAGATGAATTGTTTCATATAGAAACTGTTTTAACCAAAAATGATACTCTTCTTATTATTGTTGAAGATGAACCCAATGATACTATTATTACAAAAATCAAATATTTATATGATAAGATGGGTATTTTCGTTGTATTACATCGTATTACCCGCTTACAATTCAATATTTTAAATCATAGTTTGGTTCCCAAATGTGAAATTTTAGATGATGAAAACGTTCAACAATTACAAAAAACATATAATATTACTGATATTAAGAAAATTCCTGAAATATCCCGATTTGACCCACAAGCATTGGCTATGTCTTTACGTCCTGGTCAAATATGCAAATTTGACCGAAATAGTGCAACCAGTATGAATTATACATATTATCGTATATGCATTTAAATATGATAATTTAGAAATATATTATATATATTATATATAATATATATACAATATGTCCAATCAATACCAATGTGAAATATTAAAAGAAACTCAACCTTTAAAAGAATATAGCGAATACAATAATGATAGTACTGTTGTACCTGGTGGTATAACTGTGGAGGGTGGTTCTCAACTTGTATATACAGTATATGGAGAACTTGACCGAACTCCTCAATTAAATTGTTTAATTAAATGGAAAAATGAATTAACCAGTATTATACAAGATGAATATCCTGATATTAATTTAAATCAAACGAATCAGGATATTACTGCACTTCAAAGTAAAGTAAATGAATATGCAAATAAAATTGAAGAAATTGATGGTTTAAAAAAATCATTAAACGGATATAATAATACAAAATTAAAATACATTGACCAAGAATTTGAAGTGGAAAGAAAAATGCAAAAACAACTATTAGATGATTATATCAAACGCGCTCGCAAAGACCGACTAGATATTCAAGAAGAGTTTGATATGAAAGTAGAAGAATTAAAAGCAAAACATGAAAAAGAATTAGATGAACAAGATACAGAATATCAAAGAACTATTGAAAGTAATCAAATTCAATTTGATAATACAAAAGCAGGATTAATATCAAAGCATAACGACCAATTGAAAGAGAAAGAAACACAAATCGACATATTAGAACAAAATCTTCAAGGGTCAGATAAACTTCATCAAACAAATCTAGCAAAAACTATATCAGAATTAGAAGCGTCAGCTGCTAATAACAATCAAAAAGATTTACAATTACAATATGCATCGTTAGAAAATAAAGCAAATAAGAAATTATATAATTTTTTAGAAAAAGATAACAGAGCATTAGAATTGGCTTCTCAAAATGCACATAACATATTAAGCAAAGATAATATCAAATCAAAAATAGATAAAGATATGCAATTTATTAATCAAATTCAAACTATGAACCGTAATGAAACATTTACAAATATGGTTACCAATAATAAAACCCATTTTTTATTGGGTTTAGGATTACTAAGTGCCGGTTTTATTATTTATAGAATAAAGAAATAAAATATATTATAATTTATATTATCCTATTATAAATTATAAATGAAAAATAAATTATTAGTTATATCCATATTATTAATTATTATTATAATTGTTTCGTATTATTGGTTACGTAAACAAGAAAGTTCGATAGAAACCTATTATAATACCACTACAAATGTTTATATTCATAATTTAAATACTGATGGAACTGTAAATCCTATATTAGACGCAACAAATAGGGTGAAAACAAGGCATATAGAGACATTTAAAGGATATAATGTAGATATATATATTGGTGAAGGTATTGAAGAAATAAATGGATTTTTTAATCAGGAAAGTTTATCCTCTACGAAAAAAAAAATACATACGGTTCACTTTCCTTCAACATTAAAAAAAATAGGGATTAATGAATTTAAAGGTTATTCGAAACTATCGAAAATTGAATTACCATCTACAATACAAGAAATAGGTCCAAATGCATTCCGTGGTACTGCTATCACAAGTGTAAACTTACCAAAAAATAATAATAATTTCAAAAGAAACCTATGGAATCATAAAGATACAAAGGATATAAATTCTTGGTTATCATATAAGCCGTTTGTGGTATATAATATATTTACTCAGTATAACGGAGACGAAGAATTGTTTAAAGATAAATGGACGATTGTATATAATAATAAATATTATCCTATTCATGATGTAAACTCTACTATAAAATGTAATGGTATGGATATTCCAGAGCACACTAAAACGCAGTATTCCGTCCACGGTGATCGAAACAAGGGTAGGGAATGCGGTTTCAACCTGGCTTGGGGATGGAATAATCATTATACTAATAATGAATGTTCAAAAATGGCTCGTTGTTGTAAATGTTATAGTTCTAGTACTACTACTCTTAAATTATATAACCCTAATACAGGAGAGAAACTTGATGGTTCTGATTTACGTAAATATCATAATGATTGGAATCACTCTAATGATAGACATTTGGGTACAAGGGTTGATAATAATACGATTGGATCTGGATATCGATATATAGTAAATAGTTATTTTGTCAAGGTAAATAAATCTAGTATTACATCGGATACAATTCGTGAAATACGTAAAGCATATCAAAATAATAAATTTCCATTTGAAGATAATGTATCTATTAATTATGTAACACGTGAAGGGTTTGAAAAACAAGAAATTACACCTCGAAATGCATCTCATATTCAAACTATTGAAAAGTATATTACAGATACAGAAAATATTCAACTAGCTACCTATCGTAATGTGAAAGATGTGATTGATATTGCGAGTAATAGTAGCTCGGGTGGATACTCATCTGTCGATAAAGGACGGGCTTATAAAGATACGAAAATAAATATCGTAGATGGCGTTGTAGCACTTGGAGAATCACTTTTTGAAAATAATACATATGTAGAAACCATAATAATTCCATCATCTGTAAAATATATAAAAGATAAATGTTTTAAATCATGCACAAAACTAAAAAATGTCTTTTTTTATCCCGTGAGTCAACTAATTAGTATTGGGAATAATGCGTTTCAAGGATGTACTAATCTTAATACTATACATCTTCCAGATAGTTTACAAACCATTGGTTATCAGGCATTTCAAGGTTGTACTAATTTACGCGTATACATTAATCCTTCCAGTGAATTAAAAGTAGTTGCGATGGATGCGTTTGATAAAACTATAAGTAAAGTTGTTTTACCCGCACAAACTCAATTTGCACCATCTCCTAATAAATCAATCAATGAATTAATAAAAACAGGATTAACTGCAACTACTTCTGTAACTAACACAATTAATGACGCAGTAGCAAGTAGATATGTTAGTCAAACAATGTTATTTTCAAAACATTATGATGATCATATTGCATATCAAATAATGGTTAATAGTTATGAAGTGAAAGATTATAACAATTATTATTTTTATTATTTTTATCCACCTGCAAATCAATCAAGTGTTAATTATACCATTTCATTTTATTCATCACTCCTACCTAATGGGCAAATAAACGCAAAAATATTGTTAGTCGGTGGAGGCGGAAGTGGTGGTGGTGGTAATGCATACTCATATGGTGCCGGCGGTGGTGGTGGAGGACAAGTATTAGAACTCGACCAAACTATTAATTCTCAAAATAAGATAAAAATGAGACTAGGTCATGGTGCTCGGTGGAATCATCCTAGTGGTGCAATAGATTGTAATTATGGGATGTACAGTTGTCCACCTAATAATGGCCATGATGGCGATGCATCAACTCTTACCCTAAATAATAAAACGAGTACAGCGAAATCGGGGAAGAAAGGGCTGAATGGAAACTATAACTCCGGCGGCGGTGGACCAGGTGGGACGAGTGCGACTGGTAAAAGCGGTGGATCATCGGCATACGGCGGCGGCGGCGGCGGTGGACAAACCGGTGCAGGGAGATGGAATGGTCTAACGCAAGGAGGAGTTGGCGGTGATGGAATTAGATGGATTGATAATCAAGGTTATGGAGGAGGAGGGGGAGGAGGTAGTGCTGAAGGAGGAGATGTTGCTAAAAAAAATGCTTATGGTGGCGGTTTAGGAGGTAGGCAT